GGTGGTTGTGATTTGTCTTTTCTATATGCGTCTTCGTTATGGATGAACATTACACTGTCGGCATCCTGTTCAATAGCTCCGCTGTCACGAAGATCGGCAAGTGTCGGTCTTTTGTCCGACCGTTGCTCATTTGCTCTATTCAGCTGCGAAAGAGCAATTATCGGACAACCTAATTCTTTCGTTAAGATTTTCAGCTCTCGGCTAACATCACCGACTGCTTGTGCCTTTGTGCAGTTTTTATTGTTTGGCATTTCAATTAATTGCAAATAGTCAACAATCACCGCCCCCAAAGAGCCATATTGTTTTTTTAACCTACGGCAAACCGAACGAATTTTTCGCACTGTCATCTTGGGTTCATCACAGATTAACAATTTTTTTGTTTTTTCTGATTGGTTCATGAAACTGGCGAGTTTTGTCCAATCATCATCTTCCAATTCCCCATATCGCAAAGCAGAATATTTAATGCGTGTCATTGATGATACCAATCGGAGCATTAACTGTTGTGCACCCATTTCCAACGAAAAAAATACTACCGGTTTTAATTCGTTGTAAACTATATGTTCAGCAACATTTAACGCAAATGCGGTTTTTCCCATACCCGGTCTGGCACCTAAAACAGCCAATCCGTCTATACCGCCCATTTTCAAATCTATGTTATCAAATCCTGTTGCCTGTCCCGGAATACTACCTTTGTTTTCACTTGCTTTTGCAATGGTGTCATACGTCTGCATTATCAAATCGTCTGCGGTATTGACATTGATAGAATCACTCTCCGTTGCCAGCATATATTCCACTTTGTCGGATATTTTTTCTATTGGCAATGTTGTATTGCCTGCCATAGTCAATATTTTATTTGACATATCTATGTACCAACGACGTTTCGCATATTCTTTTACGATTTTACCATAGTAAATTAAATTATGTTTCGTTGGGTTGTTGCTGATCGCACCCTTCAGAAATTCAATTCCCTTGTATTCTTTGGCGGTTTTTAATGTACTATCTACCGTCACTATGTCGATTTTGTCGTTTTTGTCGTTTAGGTACAAAATGCATTTGTACACCAATTTGCAATCACTGAAATAAAAATCATTGGGTGTTAGGTTGACTTCGGTGGTTAATTCATCCACATTGCCACCAATGATTAATGCACCAACGACTGCCTGCTCCGCCTCATAGTTGGCAGGAATTTGTTGTTGTTCATACATCGTTATCCCTCCTTCGGAGTCGTGCGGCATACTCAGGGTCTTCCGCTTCGATTGTGGCGATGTAACTATCATCAGTTTCCTCAGTCGAAACCGGCTGTGCCGGTGTGTTTAAGTAATCGACAAACGCTTGTTCTCTACCGACAAAGTTTGTTGAGTATTTTATATAGCGTTTGTCTGTGTTGTTTTTTTCTATGTCTGCGAGGTAATTATCCAGTGCTGACATCAGTTGTTCGGCTGAATATTTGTTTCTGGTGCTGATGTAGTTTCTCATGGTCTGTTGCTCATTTCGTGGATTCGGATATTTTGAATACCACGCTTTGAACTCAGACACCAACTCCGGTGACGGAGTGTTATTCTTTTTATTATTATTACTTGTATTATTATGAGTGAAGTTTTCTTCACGGTCTACCATGAAGTTTTCTTCACGGTAAGACGAAGAAAACTTCACGGTAGCAATATGAATTTTTCTCGGTTTGGAATTACGGTCCACCTTTATGTAACCTTTATTCGACAAGTCTTTTAAGAGCGTTTGAACCTGTCGGATAGTGATACTGTATAAATCAGCAAAATATTGGTTTGACGCATAACAGTATCCCATTGAATTTGACAGTGCCGTAATCTCACTGTATAGTAACTTCGCTTTGTCCATCAGATCTTTGTCATACCTTACATCAGCTGGAATGATTGAATAATATGTCGGTTTAGAAATTTTGTAATTACGCACAAAAATCCCTCCTTTCATTGGTATCTTGTCAATTTTTCAAGCGTACTCGAATAAACCCTACCTTTCCGCAGGGTTTATTTAAGTCAAATTGCACAATTATTGTTTTTTCTTCATCAGTGTGCTTCCGGTAAAGTACACTGATTCTACAACTATTTTGTTTGAATAGTGCTTAACACCATCTTTTTCATAGTTGTTGTTCCTAATTGCACCTTCAAATGCGACCATGTCACCCTTTGAGAAGTTTTTTTCAAGAAAATCCGCATTGTGTCCCCACAATTCGCATTGAATGAAATCTGTGTCATACTCATTTTTAGCATTTTTGAAACGTCTTTGTACTGCCAAAGACACTTGAATAACGGTACTGTCACCTGTGTACTTCTTTTTTAAGTCGTTACAAATACGACCTATCAGCATTACTTTGTTCATTTTTCTCTCCTCCTTTGCTTGTCCAACCGTAGGAGCATTATGCTCCTTTTTCTTCTTCCTGTGCCAATCTTCGCTGACGTGCATTGAACAAAATAGTGGTTATTTCATCAATAACCTTTTGATGCTCTTCCGGTGGTGGGTTAGGATTTCCAAACATTCGTAGTCGCCCCGTTTCGCCGATTTTTTTCTCTTGCACTATTTTGTCGTCGGTCAATTCGACCAATGTAAAACCCTCACACAATTTCATTCCAATCACCTCACTTATTTTTATGTTTTCCCTGTTTTGTCCTATTCCGAAAGGTGCTTTTTTACCCTCTCACTATTTAAGTCCCTATTTTTCACCGTTTTTCTACCTTTTCATAAGCAAATGGCGGTAATTTTTTTAATTGTCATTAAAATCAATACTATAACCGCCTTTAATTGCACCAAAACTCTGCAATTCGGCAACTATTGATAGCATGGACGAAATATCGTCCATGATTTCACTGACACGAAAATCCTGCATTTTGTCTTGAATTTTCAATGCGTCATACAGTTCATCTGAAATTTGCATTGTAAAACTCATACTTTTTTTGAATATAGTATCGTATTTGAATGTTACAGTTTTCATTTGCAATACGCCACCAAACTGCAACCAATGACGATACACGCCCAACCGATAGTTATCATTTTTATTTCCCCTTTCCGTCACAGGTTCAAGAGAGCCACCCTCCGGTCAAAACATTTTTTGAGGTGATGCCTTGAAACAGACTTTCTAAAATTTTATATATTTCTACATTCATATGGAGTGAGTGGCTCACCTCAACCTGTGATTAAATATTTTTCTGCTGGCATATGTAAGCCACCCTGAAAAGAAAGACACACCGCTGACAAAACACTAAATCCACGGTAAAAACAAAAAACAGAGTGGCTGACATATGCCAGCAGTATAAATTAAAATAAATCGTCTATCCGGCAATCAAGAACTTTGGCAAGCATAGGTAATTTATCACTTCTTGGGGACGCTTCACCAGTTTCCCATTTTGTAATAGTTGACCTATCAACATTAATTAAATTAGCCAGTTGTTCTTGGGTTAAATTTGCTTTTTCCCTGACTTCTTTTAAGTTGTTCATTTTTTCACCTCCTAAAAGTGACGTTTCTTCACTTGTAATTTATATTATAGGTGAAGTTTCTTCACTTGTCAAGACTTTTTTAAAAAATAAGTGAAATTTCTTCACTTTGTCTTGATATGTGAAGTTATTTCACATATAATGTGCTTGAGGTGATTATAATGAACGTCCTTAAAAAATTGCGAACAAAAAAAGGCGTATATCAAAAAGACGTAGCAAAATATCTTGGTGTGGACAGAACCACATATGTTAAATATGAACGTGGAGTTAGTGAACCTAATCTTGACATCATAAAAAAATTAGC